TTGTGGCCGGTTGTGACTGGGCACGGCAAGCCGACTATTCGGCCTTCTCGCTTGTCTGTCGGGACTGTCGTGTCGAGGTGGCCCGCGACCGGTTCAACCAGATCGACTATCACGTCCAGGTGGCCCGGTTGAAAGCGCTCTGCGACAAGTGGACCGTGGCGACGATCTTAGCCGAGACCAACTCAATCGGCACGCCAGTGCTGGAGATGCTTCAGCGGTTAGGCCTCCCCGTCCGCGGCTTTGAGACCACCGCCTCCAGCAAGCCGCCGCTGATTGAGTCGCTCGCCCTCGCCTTCGAGCGCGAGGAATGCCGGTGGCAGGCCGACCCGGTGTGGACGGGCGAGCTAGAGGCTTACGAGCGCAAGGTCAGTGCGACCACGGGCCGGAGCCAGTACAGCGCTCCTGAGGGCGGCCACGACGATACCGTGATGGCGCGGGCGTTGGCGTGGCAGGCGTGTGACAGGTCACCAACTGGGGGCATCTTCGTATGAGCATACTCAGTAACCTACTCTCAGTGTGGCCGCGCCCGTCTGCGTACAAGGCGAGCCAACTCGCCACCGCCATGCCGACATGGCAGGTGGGGACGCCGACCTACCCGTCGCGCGGCTTCGAGCCGAACGTGCGCGAGGGCTACGGGCGTAACGAGTTGATCTATGCCTGCATCGCCTACAAGGCCAACAGTGCCAGCCAGGCGCGGATGGTGGTCAGGCGCGAGAGTAACGGCGAGGAGCTAGAGCAGCACCCGCTACAACAGCTGATAGACCGCCCCAATCCGTTCATGACTCAGTTCGACCTAGTGTCACTGACCACGATCTTCCTCGACTGTGCCGGGCGGGCGTGTTGGGAGAAGGTAAGGAGCGCGTCGGGTGCGGTTGTCCAGCTATGGCCGTTGCGCCCTGATTGGCTACACCCAATCCGCGACGCCAAGCGGTTCATGGTCGCGTATGAGTACGCCGTGCCCGGCATGAACCCCGTCCGTATTGACGCCCGCGACGTGCTCGAAGTGAAGTTGTGGAATCCCCTCGATCTGTACGGTGCGCTCGCACCCGTCACCGTTGCCAGCCGCGTGGCGGCAGTGGACAACAGCGCCACCGACTTTATCAAGCTCACCTTCGAGCACGGCGGCGTGCCTATGGGCGTGCTGTCCAGCAAGCAGAACCTTACCGAGACGCAGGTTGAGTCTATCCGCACCCGTTGGCGGCAGCGGTATGGCGGTTTCCGCAATTGGGCTGACCCCGCCGTGCTGGACGCTGATGCCACCTACCAGCGGGCCGGGCTCACGTTCCGCGAGTTGGGCTTTGACATTCTTGACGCCCGCTCTGAGGCGCGTATCTGTGCCGTGCTGGACGTGCCGCCCATTCTGGTAGGGGCGAAGGTGGGGCTAGACCGCGCGACGTACAGCAACTATGCCGAGGCGCGTGCCGCGTTCTGGCAGGACGGGCAGATACCCCGCTTGCGGCGCATTGCCGACGAGTTCACTACCGACTTGGCGTCCGAGTTCGGTGTGGGCATAGAGGTTGACTGGGATTTGTCCGAGGTGCCCGCCCTGCAAGAGGACGCGGGCGTCGTCTGGGAGCGGGCGGGGAAGGCGTACCAGCGGGGCGGCATCACGAAAAACGAGTACCGCAAGGTAATGGGGCTAGATGCCGTGCCTGATGGCGACGAGTTCCGCGCCCCGGCCCCTAGCCCGTTTGCCCAGCCGACAGATGAGGATACTGACAGCGACGGCGATACCGACGAGGAGCCGCCGGACGCCGAACCGGGTGCCAAGGCGATGGTGAAGGCCGATACCGACGCGCCCGATGATGCTGACCGGCGGCAACGCGAGCGGGCGCTTGAGGACGACATGACGGCCTTCTTCGCCGCCGAGCTAGAGCGTCTGCGCGAGGAGCTACGTAGTGGCAGCGCCTAGGCGCGAATGGTGGGAAGAGGAGCTTCGCCTGCTCGCGCCGATCATGCAGAGGCACCTACGCGAGGGCTACATGGCCGCTGCCGAGAGTGCCGCGCGGCAGTTGCCCGCCATCGCCCGCTATCAGATTGATTGGGCGCTGGTGAATGAGGCCGCCTGGCGACGGTCGCGCGAGTACGGCTATGAGCTAGTCAAGGGCATCTGCGCGACCAGCGAGGCGTTCCTGCGCGAGGCCATCAGTGAGTGGATAGACACGGGCCGCCCGCTGGACGAGTTGGCGGGAGAGTTGGCACGGGGCGGTATGTTCGGCCCGGCACGCTCACAGATGATCGCCGTCACTGAGGTCACGCGGGCCTATGCCGAGGGCAACCGCCTAGCCTGGCAGGCGTCGGGCGTGGTGGACAAGGAACGGTGGTACACCGTAGTTGATGAAAGGGTGTGTCCGGTGTGTTCGGCCTTGCATGGACAAGTGGACGTGCTTGGTGGCGACTTTGGCGGTGTGGGGGGGCCTCCCGCCCATCCAGGGTGTAGGTGCTTTACTACTCCGATCCTAACAGAGGCAACGCTATACGCGAGGCCAGCAAGTGAGTGAGATCAGGCACGTTCTCGATCTCAGAATCCAGAACATGAACGGCTCGCCAACCGTGCTTGGCGATGTACCTATCTCTTCGCGCTTCTCTCGCGCCGTCTTGATGCCAATAGGTGCCATCCACTTCGAGCGCGACGCGCGAGTCGGGCAACAGGAAGTCCACGCAGTAACGCCCAAGCGCGGCTTCCTGCACAAACGCGATGCCCATATCCTCAAGGGCCTTACGGACACGCGCCTCAAGAAGATTCTCACCACGGAAGCGGCGATAACACGGGAAACTGCAAAACTGGCGGCTAGAACCCGGCTGTACACGAATGGCCTTCCCGCACTGCCGACATTCCCTGATCTGTGGCGGGCGGCGGCAATCCTCACTGCAGTAGTGCCTGTTCAAGTGTCGCTCTGCCACAAACGGCTTACCGCAACGGTCGCACGTCTGGTACTTGGTAAGCGCCGTGCGGCAAGCGCGGCTGCAGAAGTTGTAGCGATTGGCCTGACTCGCCAGAACAGTGAACCGTTGTCCGCACTCTGGGCAAACCTTATCCACTCGCGGGGCGGCGGCAAGCTCGCATGCTTTCGAGCAGTAAGCCTTCTCTTGGGCCGCACGGCTGGGCATAAGGTAGAACTCCCGCCCGCACTGAGGGCATGTTCTATAGACGCCGCGGCGCTTGCGCTTGGCGCTACCAAACTTGAGCGCTTCCCATGTTGCAGGCAGTGGCGCACCTCCGCTGAGTAAGTTGTGCCATATTATATCCGCGGCGGTCTTCCAACACAACAAGCCTACGGAGCGCCCTAGTGAACGTAGAGGTTCGCGGCCTAGACGAGTTGGTGCGCAAGGCACAGCGCATGGGCCGCGACGTACAGCCCATGCTCACCCGCACGATGGACAGGGCGGTGAAGTACGTCCATAGCACCGTGCCCCCCTACCCGCCCGCGCCACCGGAGAGCCGCTATCGGCGTACCGGCCTATTGGGCCGCAGCATCACTACCGAGGTGCGCTCGCTCGGCTCGGCCACGGTGGGCGTGATCGGCACAAACGTGGCCTATGCGCCGGACGTGATCAGCAGCGAGCCCGCCAACGGGGCGGGGCCGCAGGCGTGGTACCACAAGCGGACGGGCTGGTACACGTTGCAGGACGTGGTAGCGAAAGCGGAGCGGCAGATCATCGCCATATTCGAGGCCGCCCTAGACCGACTGATAGGAGACTGACATGGAGTGCAAGGCGGCCCCGGCGCTGGGCACCACGATTGACGGGCGCACTGTTACCGGCTTCGCGTCGGTGTTCGGTGTGGTGGACTCGTATAGCGACATTGTGATGCCCGGCGCGTTCAAGAAGACGCTGAAGGAGGGCGCGACCCGCGTGCGCCACCTCTGGCAGCACGACGTATACAGCCCGCCCGTCGCCACCATCCTGGAAATGCGTGAGGTGAGCGAGAAGCAGTTGCCCGACGCCATCCGCGACGTGTACCCCGAGGCCACCGGCGGCCTACTGGTCAAGCGCGAGTACCTCGACACACCGCGCGGCAATGAGGTGTTGGCCGGGCTCACGTCCGCCCCGCCCGCCATCACGGAAATGTCCTTCGGCTTTGACGTGGTGAAGTTCGAGTACGTCCAGCACGCCAAGGCGGACGAAGCGCCCGGCTTTCCGGTGCGCTACCTACGCGAAGTGAAGCTTTACGACACGTCCGACGTGTTGTGGGGTGCCAACCCGGCCACCGCGAACCTCAAGGGCGCCGCGTTTGCCGACGGGCGGCTCACCCACTTGCAGGCCGTTATCGCGCCCCTGCTGCTGCCCGACGCCATGCGCGTGGGGCCGGAGCTAGGCGAGGCGCGTTTGGCGGAGTTGAAGGCAGCGCTCGCCACAGTACAGACGATTCTAGCGACAGCCGAGCCGCCCGCCGCTGAGGATACCGACGCGGTGCAGGCACTCACTGAGGCGCTGGCAATCCGCCTGGCACTGGCAGAGCGCGAGTTCGCACTGATAGGAGTATGACAGTGAACGCACAGGAGTTGCGTGCGCAGTACGCGGCCAAGCTGGCCGAGGCCAAGGGCCTCCTGGCCGAAGGCAAGGCCACTGAGGCCACCGCCGCTATGGGGAAGGCCGACGAAATCAAGGCCATGCTGGACTTGGCCGCGCGTGTCGAGGCGGGCGACGCCTACATGAGCGAGCCGGGACAGGTCAAGGCCGCCGCTGCCGCTTGGCGTGAGAGCGCCCCGGACGAGGGCGAGCCGCCGGTTGACGTGAAGGCATGGCGCTCGTTTGACCTCAAGACCCCTATGGGCGAGGTCAAGACGTTCCGCTACAACGTGCCTATCGCCGTACAGGCCAAGGGGTACGCCCCGGCTTTCGAGGCGTATCTGCGCAAGGGCCTCAGTGACATGGGGCCGCAAGACCGCAAGACGCTCTCTGTGGGCGTGGATACGGCGGGCGGCTTCCTGGTGCCTGAAGACCTCCAGACCGAGATGATCCGCAAGATCGCCACAATGGCAGTGATGCGCCAGTTGTGCCGCGTTACACAGACCAGCCGGGACGTATCGACCTGGCCGCGCATCAACTACACCACGGACGATATCTACACCTCCGGCGTGCGCTTGACCTGGACCGGTGAGACCCCGGCCACGGCCACCACGCACCGCGCCACCGACCCGGTCTTCGGCCAGGTGTCCATCCCCGTTCACACGGCGATGGCGTCCATGCCGATCACTAACCAGCTGATCGAGGACGCCGCGTTCGACGTGCAGGGCATCGCTACCGACCTGATTGGCGAGGCGTTTGCCCTGGGCGAGGATAACGTGTTTATCAACGGCACGGGCGCGGCCCAGCCTATGGGCCTCCTAGCCCAGGCTGAGGACGAGGGGCCTGCCGCCGAGCACTTGGGCGCAACTGACGTGCCCACTCTGGCGGGCCTGCTCAACCTCGAAGCGGCGCTGCCCTCGCAGTATGAGCGTGGCGCGGCCTTCTTGGCTCGCAAGGCCACCCTCTCCGTGTTGCGGCAGGCGGCCCAGACTACTAGCGGCCAGCTGCTCTGGGCGGCCTCCATGCCCGGCGGCTACCTCCAGCCGCAGCCCCCGACCATGCTGGGCTACCCGGTCTACAAGAGCGAGTTTGTCCCGGCCATCGCGTCGGGGGCCTACTCGCTGATCTTCGGGCAGTTCTCCGGCTACTACATCGTAGACCGCGTGGGACTGTCGGTACAGCGGTTGTCGGAGTTGTACGCCGAAACCGACATCACCCTGCTTCTGGCGCGGCGTCGCGTCGGCGGCTACTGCGTGGAGCCGTACCGGTTCCGACTCGGGCAGATGAGTTCCTAGCCTAGACCTGGGCCATGAAGGGGCGGG